GTCGCCCTGACGCCTCACCAGAAGATGCCGGCGGTCCCGAAGGTCCGCCAGTGGGAAAACGCCCTGGATAACCTGATCGAGAGCCAGCCGGCCGGCAGCTACATGTACAGGCACAGGAACAGGGAAACTGCAAACAAAGGAAATGAACTGACGCATAAACAACCAACCCATCAGCGTGTCAGTCCAGAAGGGCGCAGGATCATTCCCGAAGCACTGTACAACAAACTGATCGATCCTGTCATTCGATCCGGTGGAATAGTGGAAAGAGGAACCGAGCTTGCCGAACGTCATCTGAAGAGCCAAGGTGCCTATGCGTCCCATATCGGCGGCGTTCTGTTTTTCAGGAAAGATGCCACCATCTCGGATGTCCTTGAGGAAGTTTACCATTACCATCAGGAGCGCGGCACGGAATATTCTCGTTATAATGCGGACGAACGATGGCTACGTGAAGAAATCGACGCGAAAAAATACTTGCTATCCGTTGCTGAAAGGTATAAAATACCAAAAGAGGAAACTGAACTGACACGGCAGGAGCTTCAGGATTATGAAAGGAGGCTGGCGGCATGGCGGGAAACACATTAGAAACCACAGTGACTGTGAGTGAAATGTTTTTCGGTCGCACAGTCTTCGAGATTTCCGATGAAACTGAAACGAACTTCAGCAAAGTTTCATTGGGATCTGACCAGATTCTTCCGCTCCAGCCAGTGCATTACAAGTACATTGATCCGTCGGCGAAGCACCCGAGAAAATTCGCTGTGCTCGGCGAATACCAGCTAACCGGAAAAAAGATCTCCCTTTTCGGATGAATCAACCTGCGACTGCTGTGAGAGTATAAAAAAACGATACAAAAAGAGCCGAACCTCGGCAAAGGTCCGGCTCTGTGCCCGAAAGAAGAATTACCTCTTCTTTCCCGCAGCCTGCGAGAGCGCACTGCCAGCTAACGTCTTCGTCGTGGAACTTGTACGCTTGCTTGACAGAGCTTTCGCCGCCTTGGTCGCCACCTTCGGGCTGGTGACCTTTTTGCTGCTTGATTTCACAGCCATCTTCTCACCTCCCCTCATGTGGAGTGACTTTATCTTACCATATTTCCCGAAAAGAAGCAATGTATGGATAAATTATGAACAAAATGACCATCAGTATTCTCGGTACCAAGTATACCGTTCATGTCAGAACGGAAGAATCGGATGAAACCCTGAAGCAATGTGACGGATACTGCGACCATACGAACCACGAGATCGTGCTGAGGGATAACTCCGTCAGAGAGCCTGGGGATGTAAGCGACCTGCAGGCCTATGAACATCGGGTTCTTCGTCACGAGATCATCCATGCTTTTCTCTTTGAAAGTGGTCTGGGTGCAGACGCCACCTACAGGCAGGATGGAGAAACACATCCGGAGATGCTGGTAGACTGGTACGCCAGGCAGGCTCCGAAGATCTACAAAACCTTCCAGGACGCAGGTATCATTGACTAAACCGCCCACAAAACAAGTGAGGCAGTTTTTTTATGCCCAAAATTACCACCTTCGGGTGGTTTTTTTATTGAAAGGAGAGGAATCCCTATGTCTGAAACCATCAAGATTCCGAAGGATAGCCTGGCCGCCATTGTTCAGCTGTACGACGATGTCAGGCAGAAAGACATGGCGTTCAAAGCTTGCCAGTCTTCCGCCTTCCGCAAGTATGTGCTGGAACAGCACAGGGAGGCAGCCGGCGCTTTCGCCAGTCTGGAGAAAACCCACAAAAAAGGCCTGGACGTCACAGACGGCGATATCAAAAAGCTGATTGCTTTTGATACAGCGCTGCGAGAAGCAAACACGGTATACGGAACCGACGCTGCCGGTCACCTGAATTACCGCGCCTATGTGCGCGGCGTGATCCAGGCGCCGGTCAACGTGCGCCTGATGGATGGAATCAGAACCCTCATCAACAGATAAAGACAGACGGGCCTGCAACCGTCTGTTTTTATATTTGCCCGCCGCGGAGGCTATACCGCGGACTTCAATGCCGGAGAGAACCGGAAACAAAAATCGAAGGGAGTATGTTCATGGACATCACGAGTTTGAAAGCCCACCTGACTGATGAGCTCTATACGCAGGTGGCAGACGCCCTGAAGGGCGTTGACGGTCTCACCATCATTTCCGAAAGCAGCGGCGAATGGGTTCCCAAAAGCCGCATTCTGGAGGAGCAGAGCAAGCAGAAAGATCTGAACAAGACCATCGCTTCCCTGAACCAGCAGCTGACAGAAGCCAAGAAGGCCGGCGAGAGCGTGACCACGCTTCAGGCGACCATCGACGCGCTCAAGCAGCAGGTGGCCGACAAGGACACAGCCATCGCAGGCATCAAGCGTTCCGGAAAGATCCGGGAAGCCCTGTCGAAGGCCAAGGCCCGCGACGCCGCCGTGGTGGAAAAGCTGCTGGACGCCTCCAAGATCGGAGAAGACGACAAGGGCAACCTGACCGGCCTTGACGACCAGGTCAAAGCCCTGAAGGAAAGC